TGCAACGATGGGGTTATGGTTGAAACCGTATTCCTGCACGAATCGGGCGAAATGCTTGAATGTGGCATCCTGCACGTTCCAGCCGCCAAACAAGACCCGCAAGGGTTTGGTTCTGCCCTGACTTATGCCAGGCGGTACAGCCTGATGGCGGCTTGCGGTATTGCACCCGAGGATGATGATGGCAACAGCGCCAGCCGCCGCACCGAGGTTAAGTCCGATGTTAACGAAAACCAAATGGCTGACCTGCTGGCGGCAATGGATGAAGTCACCACTATTGCAGAGTTGCAGAAAACCTATAAAACAGCCTACACAGCCACCAAAGGCGAACAGGCATGGGTTAGCAAAGTCATCGCCAAAAAAGACGCTAAAAAGGCTTTGCTGGAAGGGGCTAAATAATGGACCAAGGTACAACAGAATGGTTTGCCGCCAGATGCGGCAAGGTCACCGCCAGCAGGGTTGCGGACATCATTGCCAAGACCAAGACGGGTTACAGCACCAGCAGGGATAATTACATGGCGCAACTGGTCTGCGAACGCATGACAGGCAAACCAGCAGAGTCTTTTAGCAACTCAGCCATGCAGTGGGGTACAGATACCGAACCCTTTGCAAGGGCTGCTTACGAGGCCAAGGTTGACATTTTGGTGACCGAGGTGGGGTTCATTACCCACCCAACCATTGCGATGTCTGGTGCGTCTCCTGATGGCTTGGCAGACGAGGGTTTGGTGGAAATCAAATGCCCCAACACAGCCACCCACATTGCAACCCTGCTTGACCAAAAAGTGCCAGAAAAGTACATCACGCAAATGATGTGGCAAATGGCCTGCACAGAACGCCCGTGGTGCGACTTTGTATCCTTTGACCCACGGATGCCAGAAAAATACCAACTATTCATCAAACGTATCAACTTTGACAAACAACTAGTTGATTCGCTTGAGAATTCAGTCATCCAATTTCTGGGTGATGTAGACCTGAAAATCCAACAACTTGAAAGCCTTGCATGAAAAAAATCAAAGACATCACCGTGGTTACTGGCTCATACGTCAACAAAATGGGCGAGGAAAAGAAGCGCTATCAAAACATCGGCTCGGTGTTTGAAGATAACGGCAACCTTAAAATCAAGCTGGATGTGATACCACTGCCCAAGGGCGGGTGGGATGGGTGGGCAAACTGTTACGACCTCAAGCCAACTGAACGCCAACAGCCAAAGGAGTTTGACGATGACGCTTCAGCAATCCCATTTTAATCGGGCAAGGTCTCTTGACCCTGCCACCAGCCACGCCGCCGCAGACCAAGCACAAGACTTGGCTCGGCAGCACTTTGACCTGATAGTGGGTTGCCTCCAGCGTTTTGGCGCACGGGGCAAAGATGGCATCGCTGAGTTGACTGGGCTGGATGGCAATCAAGTCGCAAGACGATTGCCTGAGTTGGCCAAGATTGGCTTGGTGGAGTTGACTGGTCGGGTCACCAAGTCCAAGTCAGGCAGGGCAGAACGTGAATGGTGTTTCGTGCCTATACAACGGGAGTTGATATGACTGAAGAAGATGAAGCATTTAACGAATTAAAACGCCAAAGCCTGTGGCGTAAACGTGCCGTGCAAAACGTGTCAACCAACCCTTACCGAGATCAAGTTATTGAGGAGGTTGCACAGCATATCGAGAAAATGGAGGGTTTTGGCAAGGACACATTGCACAGCTTTGCTATTTACATCAGGGGGTTGAAATGACACAAGATGAAGTGATTGATATGGCTAGACAAGTTGGTTACCCAATTCAACATCCTGAATGGCAAAAAGCTACAGAAGAATTTGCCGCATTGGTAGCCGCCAAAGAACGTGAAGAATGTGCAAAGGTGTGTGAAGAATTACCGCCTGTTGGCGAATCTAAACAATGGGAACGAGCAACCTTAAAAGACTGCGCCGCCGCCATCAGAGCACGTGGAGAACAAGCATGATTGAAGCAATGAAACAGGCGCTGGGAGCGTTGGAAGATTTTGTAGACGTTATCAAGTACGACAATGAACAAGATGACATTGGGCGCAGGGCTTGTTGCGATGTGCTTTCTTACAATCCGCACTCTGAAAGCTGCAAAGCCAAACAAGCCATCACCGCCATCAAAGAAGCCATCAGAGAACACGCCATGTATGAAGTGCAGAGGCTTGGTCAAGATATTGAGCAAGAGCCTGTTTGCCCCGACTGCAAAGCAAAGGTGCTTTATGAGTGTGTTGCTTGCAGTAGCAATAACTACCCACCACAGCGAACATGGGTAGGGCTGACAGATGATGAGATAAGCGCGTTATCTAAAGGTCACATTGTCAGAAGCACTTATGCCAGAGCCATTGAAGCCAAGCTCAAGCAAAAGAACGGCTTTGCCGAGGAGAAGAGCACATGAGTTGGATTGACCCAACGCTGAAATACCTCAAAGAGTTGACTAGGCCAAAGACCATCAACGAAATCATCGCCAAGGAACTGCGAGAGGCGGTTATCAAGAAGCTGGAGGCTGAGTCGGCAGTCGAGTATGCGGCCTCTATCGTCACATACAACGTAGAACGCATCGGTCGGTTACAGCGCAGGCTCAAAGAACATGAGGGCGAAGAATGATATTTGACCGCTTACTTGTTGCCGCTGTGTGCTGTTGGTTGGGGGTGGCGGGTTTATTGCCGACAGACCCACCAGTTCCACCAACTCCAGCACAAATGCAAATGCAGTACAAATTGAAACAACTCAGCAATATTTGTGATAAAAAGAAAAAGTCCCAAAAAGTACAGGAGATGTGCAAAAAATGGAAGTCCTCATAACCATCGCAATTTTGTTTATTGGCGCAATCATCGGCATTGGCGTTTTATTGGCAATGCTGCATTTTTATGCCGATTAAGCAAACGCCCTTGTCCCTGATTTGTCAATAATCAAGGCCATTTCTCTGGGCTTAATATCCCCTGCATTAGGTATGCTGACATGGGTCCAGCGGTCAAATTCCCTGATAACTTGGTCATAAGGTAACCCTGCCTCAATAATTGCTCTGACCACCTCATCGGGCTTCATGCCTGGCACTCGAATATCAGCCGCACAGCCACGCCGATGTTGACTGGAATCTTTTGAACCCACTGCATCATTGACGGCTTTTGACCTAAACGCAGAATTCACGATGATTGGCTTGCCGCCAAGCACTTCTTTGACCTGTTCCAAAAACTCAGCTAAGCGCACCAAGTTCTCCAGCTCGGCATCGTTGGGCGTGTTGTCCATATTGCGTTGATCGGTGTGCGTCAGCTCATCAAGGGTGAAGTTTGGGGATAAGTTCATTTCATGCTCCTCATGGTTTCGTATTGGTCGATGCAGGCGTTGAGATTGCGGATGGCTTGGTCGCCTCTGCTGGTGATGTCGACAAGAGCTTGAGCAACTCGTCCGTCAAGTTCGGCTGTTGTTTCTGTATCTCTGCTGGCAGGGGCGGTATCTGTGGCGGCTTGTAAGGCGCACTGGGGGGCTTTGACAGCAACCCGCAGGCTGAGAGCACCAGTGGCAATATCATCACGCAAACGGGTCTCTTTAATCTTTGCAACATGGTTTGCCTTTCGTAGTGTCTCTGCATAAGTCTGCGCTACCTTTGCCATCGTTTGCTCAGTTTCCCTTGCCTTGGTATTCAGGGCCGCAATCTCTAATTGTTGGCGTTCATACTCATTCAATTCACCAGCGAAGTACCCAACGCCAAAGCTACTCAGCACCGTCATGATGATGCCAAGAATTACCCAAGGGTTAAACAAACTCATGGCTTGGGCGACTCATCGTTGTCAGTAGCTTCAGCCTTGGCGGTTGCATTGGCAATAGCTTTGACACCAGAACGACCAGCTACACCACCAAGAACGCCAGTAATGAACACCATGATGGTGCTGATTTGTTGGGTATAAACCTTGTCGATTGCCGCCATTGCGCCATTCATGGGCTGAGTAACAAAAGAGACTGAGTACAGAAACATACCCATTGAGGCCAGCAGAATGGTCACCAAGACCACGATAACGAATGCCCATACCCTGACTTCAATCTCGTCTGCGGTCAGGCGGTTGGTTGTTTTATAGGCAACAGTAGGCATCATTTTTTCTCCTGTTCAGGTTTGATTAACTGGTCTGGGCAAGTACCAGTGGCAGTGCAGATTGGCGGTTTGCAATCGGCAAGTTCCCAGTTTTTAGGGTCTTGGCATGGGTAGCGAAAACGGTCTTCGCACCCGATCAAATACAGGGTTATCAGAAATAGTATCGCTAGGCTTCTTTTCACGTCTTTCCCTTTCGATTTCACGCCTTAACCGTTCAACTTTTTCCAGTTGTATTTTGACCTCTTGCTTTGTCTCCAGTATGTCCACATACAAAAACCCAAGCAAAGGCAATAACAACCCGATCAGCACACAGCTAAAAATCCAGCCCATCATATCTGCCGCCAGCGACTTAACAGGAGGAGCCACAACCACAGGTACAGGAGGAATATAGTAGTCGCTATTACTGCCGCCAGCTTTAGCTGGAGGTTTCTTTCCTCTTGCCGCCGTTGCCATCGCATTTGCCTCTCTTGCGCTTCTTTTGCAAGTCTAGCTTTTTCCTGTTCGCCTTGTATGACATCACGCATCTTGTGGACTTCTGAGTACAGTGCGCCCATTTCTTTGGGCGATTGGTACACCATCGTCTCCCTAATTGTCACAACCAATCTATCCATCTCCTGCTGTGCCATGACCCGCTTAAGTGCCGCTTCCATTAAGTTTTGATCTGGGTCATAAACTGTCAGGCTTTTCTCTTCCTCTTCTCTGATGTGTGCCGCCAACTGCTCTTGCAGTCTGAAAAACTCCGTCAGATTTTTAACAATGTCG